TACTACCAATACATTCTTTTTGTTATCTAACAGCAGCTGATGTATAACAAATACAGATGTTAACCATGATTTTCCGCAGCCTCTGAAGGCTTGTATAACAGAACGCTTAGGACCATACTGTAAGTACTTACACATGTCATACTGAAGCTTTGTTGGGGGAGGTAAACCCAGATGTTGCCAGCAGAGATATGTAAAGTTTCTTAAGTCCTTTAATTCATTAGGTACTATTACATTCCGTTTGGTAGCCATCTCTCGGTATTTCGGTTTCCTTTACTTATATTCCACTTAGCGGGTACAACCTGTAGGTTACTTGGGTGGTGTAGCCCGCCTACGGATAAAGGTACAATGTGATCTACATGAAAGTCTATTCCTAGTTTATTTTGGAGTCTTATACGGTATGCGTAGATTTGTTTGATTAAACCTTCTTCTCTTTCAGAAAGTTCTTCTAAAGCTTTTTTCTTAGCGGCTCTCCTTTTGTTCATAACAACAGCCATAGCAAGTTTACCTTTTTCTGTTTTAAAATAAGCCGCTAGTCTTTGTTTTTCCTTACCAGATTTAGCATATGCTTTACCTTTTTCAGTTTTCCTCCACTTCCTAACTTGTTCACGCTTCCTTGCTCTTTGCTCTTTTGTTATCGGTTTTTCTCTTTTTAATTTATTATTTCTTAATCTTTGTTTTTCATTAGATTCCTTACTGTACCAAAGTTCGCGATCCTCTGAATAACATCTATAAAAAAAACCTTTAATTGTAGGATGAGCGTCTCCTCTTTTAAAAGAACCTTTAGGTAGACCTGTTTGTAATGCTTTCTGATTAACATAACTACCCCTACTATAATCGGAGTTGTTACTTAACATTTTATATGGAATCTCTTCTACCCAATGTTCTTTACCTTTTCCCCAACCTCTATAAAACAAACCAGCTACGGTAGGGTGTGGGTCTCTGTATTTAAAAGTACCTTTAGGTTCTCCGGTCTGTAACAACTTTTGATTCAGCTTACTACCTCTACGATAATTATCTATCGTATCAAATAACTCAAGCTTCAGCTGCATCTCTCTCGTATTCGTCGCCAAATGGTACTTTGATTGTTTTGTTTAAGTCTTCTAAAGGTGATCCTATCCCGCTATCCATCAGTACGTTATTGTCTTTCAAAAATTGACGAGCGGAGTTAAGAATCGCAGCATTAAACTCTCCTTCAGCGTGCATAAGCTCGATGCTTTCTTTGTACGCTTTAGCTACCTTGTCATGTAATTTACTTCCCTCTTCGTGACTTAGCATATACCTACTGTATTAATAGTTGTTATCTTTGTAAACAAAAAGAGGCAGCCCGATTGGACTGCCCCTTAATGATATGAGTAATAAGACTCTTAGCTTAAAGCAGCTTCAAACTCAGCAACGGTTCCTAATTCAGTTCCGTTGTGGTAGAGGTCTGCATCAAACTTAGCAGCAGCAGCTGAACTGTCAGTCGAAGAGATGTCAGTAGCAGCAGCAGTTGCAGAAGTGGTGAGAACTTTGAACTTGTCGTCTCCTTCGTCCCAGATCAGAGCCACATTGGATTCAGCAGAACCACGCTCCACGATGAAACCACCGTCATTAGAAGCATTTGTTCCGGAAGCAGCACCTTTAGAAAGGTTCATGATGCTGTCAGCTACATCGATGTTAGTGGTGTTTACGGAAGTCGTAGTACCATTAACAGTCAAGTTACCACTGAAAGTAGCATTGGCTGCGGAGATGTTACCGGAGAAGGAAGCGGAGTTACCGTCAGAAGCGAGCGATCCAGCTTGAGTTTGAAGAGCGGAGATGTCGCTGTCATTGCTGGAAACATTGCTTTGAAGGGTGGAGATGTCCGAATCATTCGAAGAGACATTGCTTTGCAGCGTGCTAACATCAGATTGAAGTGAAGAAATATCACTGTCATTCGAGCTAACATTTGACTGAAGAGTGCTGATGTCAGATTGAGCAGTAGAAACATTGGACTGGAGGGTCGAGATGTCGCTATCGTTAGAAGATACAGCGTCAGCAACGCTTTTAAGTTGTGTATCAAGAGCTTCGTCAGCGGCTTTAAGGCTGGTAACAGAAGCTAAGTAGTTCGTACCACTGTTAGCACTGTAAGCACCGTTAGCACCAAGACCAGCACCACTTTGAGTAGCATCTACTTCGGACTGAAGAGAAGTTACATCACCAGCAACGCTATCAACATAAGCTTTGGTAGCAGCGTGAAGGGAGGCAGTAGGAGCACCTGAGAGCGTCAAAGCTCCGGTCATTGTTCCTCCTGCGAGGGCAAGCTTCTTATCAAGCTCTACTTTGGTTTTTTGTCCCAATTGGGTAAGCAAACTAGACATAATATATAATCCTTTGTTGTGGGTTAGTTGTGTTTAAAAAGAGTATTAGTAGAACTTATCAGTGTCAAGCAACGGGTTCAACAATAAGAATGTCCCCAACCTCTGTTGTTAAACTGTCTCCGTCTTCCGCAAGTATATGAGTAACAGTAGGTACTGCACCACCAAGCTCTATTATTTTCCAATCCGTTCCGTCGTCAATCGCCAGACAAGGACCTCCGTTTCCGTCACCATCTGTTACAAAAATAACACGACCTGATGTACCTACGGTTGGTAAGGCAGACGCTAGATACGAACCAAACTGTATAGATTGTGATACAGACAGAGACCCACTTATCAATCCACCTGACTTATCAAACTTATCAGTAAGCTTGGCTTTAACCTTCTGTCCTAATTGTGTAAGTAAGCTACTCATATCGAGTCGGTGTTATATTAGGGTGTATTGAGACCGTCAAGGAAATCTTGATAATCCCCAACCTCCTCTTCGTGTGCGTCTAAGAAGTAAGGTAGATCATTCCAGGCAGTCGTCCCGTCTCCTATCTTCATACGATTCCTAGTTGAGTCTATTTCAAGACCTATTTCCCCAGCTAAAAGCACGGGGTTGGCTGTGCTCCAGTTACTGGGTGTATCGTTTCTAAGTTGTATTCTTTTACTAAAAGTAGCCATTTGTTACGCTCCTCCTCCGTTGTAAACATCTAAGTTATCGCTGGCATTCGCAGCACCTGCATATATCTGTGGATCACTTAAAGGGGCATCACCACCGCTAATACCGATGATGTCAGGGTCTGATGTAATAGAATCTGTAATTGCTTTAGCAGCTTGTGTAGTAGCGACTGCTTCAGCCACGCCTTTACTAGCAACATTACTAAGCGTCCGGTATTGAGCAGACAGCGGGTGTGGACGAACTATAGGACGGATGGGCATATCAGCACTTCCAACGACGCAACGCTAAAGCTTTTCTTGTTGGTCTACCTTTACTGTCCTTCATTGGTCCTTTGACTCCAGACATCCTCGCACAAAAGGAACGCTTTCTAGGACCACCACCAGGTTGAGGAGCTTGAAGATTGGAACCAGTAGCACGATTGTACTTAGCTCTGCCTTTCGCAGTCAACCCACCCTTACGGGACTTCTCGCCTCTACCGAGGGATAACGATACACCTTTACGCTTTTTTGCCATTACGACTCTTCAGGGTAACACCACGCCTTCTTAACGCTATGATGTCAGCTTGTGTTATTTTCTTCTTATCACCTGCTACAGCAGCTAGGCGTTTCTGTTTAGGACTGTATTGTGAGTAAGGCATCGTTACTTCTTTGGAAACCCACGCTTCATATTAGCGTAAGCTTTAGCAGATATAGTAGACTTCTTCTTACTACGACTGATGCCTAGTTTCTTTCGTCTGTTAATGTTTGCGTATAATCCTCTCTTCATCTCTTTACTAATACCTCCATCATACGATCTAGTTTGTTGTGAACTTCTTTAAGTGCTTCCTCTACCTTTTCTATCCGTGCTTCAACAGCTCTATCTCTTTCTTTCTGAGCAGCTAACTCCACCTCTATCTTAGTCATCCGTTTCTCACCGAGATCTAGGCGTTCTATTAGACGCTTGATGATCCACCCAATGATGCCTAGAATGACGGCTAAAGCGGTGTCAAGGAAGTGTGAGACGGAGTCGATCATTACAAGGCTATATCGTTTGTTATAGCGTTCTTATACTCAGTAGTAAGCTCGGTATCAGCATTAGCTCCCGTGTATAAGTTTGTTATTGTATCAAACGCCCTTGAATAATCTTTAGTCGAAACATAAGCACCCGCAGAGAACAGAGTAGCAGTAGCTCCTGAAGTACCTCCTGTGATTGTTTCACTGTTGGTGAATGTACCCACTGCCGAATCTTTTATTAACAGGTATTCCGCAGCCGTATCGTAAACTACAGCAGTAGCTCCTGAAGTACCTCCAGTAATAGTCTCTCCTAATTGAAACGCAGGTGATGAAGGTAAGCCGTTAGTTCTTAATTTTTTATTAGCACCTGTAATAAAGTTATTAGCAACATACGCATTTTCAGCGTTAAGACATAAAATCACTACATTAGTAGAGCCTGAGCTTGTCCGCCCCCAGAAACAATCTTTATAAACATTGTCACTAATTCTAACAGTCTTCGTCGGATTTGTAGAATTTCCTGCAGACCCTGTGAAAACTTTAATATTTTCAAACGAATTACCTACAAAAGTACAAATATTTTTAGCATTATTAACAGTAACTTGTTCACCACCTTTTAGCGTATTATTTGTAATACTTACAGTATTAGCGGAATAATCAACTGATGTAGATATTGCTAAACCGCCTGATCCTGTGTTATTATTAATAGTTATTAAATCCCAATGCCTTCCTGAATCAACATTAACGAGTAAGAACGATTGAATCATAGATGAATTTGGATCGGCAAACTCGTTTCTAGCGATCCCTGTGTTATTTTGTACGCTAATACTTATAGGTTCATTACCGTTATAACCTCTATTAACCACATTGATTAAATCGTATTCATTATCGGCATCGCTTAAAGGAGCGTCGTATATTAAAGTATTATTACTTATTTGAAGAATACCGCCACGAGTCGCATTACTGTCGAAAGCTTGGCTATTACCACCGCAGTCGATCAAGTTACCTCTACTTAAATCTTGGAAGTCGGATTTAATCGTATTACCCGTAATGGAAATATGAAGACCTTTCACTTCAGTAAAATATATAGCACTACCATTAACGGTTTTACCCATAAAGTGATTATTTGATATATTGATATAATCTCCACCGAAGTCTATACCTCCATCAATAATATTATTAGAGATATTTACATATTCAGAATTACCGTGAACATCTAAAGCTTGGACAGTTCCTTCAGTCGCTACATGGTTGTTTACATAGTTCAAGAAACGATTAGTAATTCTTCCAATTCCGTCCCCACCTCCTGTGGTTAAACCGTGCCTTTGTGCACATAAATGACAATCTTTAACTGTTACATATGTGGAGTTAAATACTGCTAAACCATATTCCCCACCAAACTCATCTTCAAAGTTATCAGTAGCTCGACAATTATCTCCAGTAACATCGAAACACATATTAAAAGCTATAGCAGTATATGGTGCTGTTATTACTTCGACATCTCTCACGACAGAATGTTTACAATGATTTAAAGTTAAACCATGAATTGAATTTTTAAACTCAGCTTGACCCGTACCTATTCCCGGTCCTGTGGCTGTAAAGGTAGTTCCTACATTGTTATTAGCTGCTCCTACTAATGTAAAATCAGTAGTTCCTTGAGATGTGATTGTATATTCCAAATCCACCACTAAGTCTGGTGCGTCTACAATTTCTTTCGGTTTACATTTAATTGTAAAACTTGTCATCGAACAATAACCCATGTCCATTTTATACAAGTCAACATCTGCTACTGCATAATTGTCTACAATAGACCCTTCAAACCTCAAAGTAGAACCTGATACAGCACTTACTTTTAAATACTCACCAGCCCTATATTCATTTCTATTTCCTATCCAAGAACCATCAGTAGGATTATAAATCAAAATAATA